TTCTTTATTATCATTTTACCCTTATCTTAATTGCTTTGGTATAACAATTATACACCAGACCGCTGCCCCACCTGGCCTCGATCCAGGGACATCCGAATTAACAGTTCGGCACTCTACCAACTGAGTTATAGGGCAATAGGGCAGTTTTAAGTCATACCCAGGACTTTTTGCCTTATGGCAAGTTAGAGGTGATTACTCTTGTCGGTTCCCAAACAGTTGTTCTTGTCTTGTTGCTATTTACAACTACAGAATCAACAAACTTAATTGTTTTCTTTGGAAGAGTATCTATGTATTGTGTAAATGACTTGAATGTATTTCCGTTTACATAAGATGCTGCTGCAAGTGCAGTTGACACAGAAGTTCCAGATGCAGTTGTCTGTGATCCATTGTACTTTGTAATACTAACTGTTCCAGGAGCAACCATGTCAAGGCCTGGACCTCTATTTGTAGCCGTTGCCCCTACAGAAGTTCCAGCATCCAGAACATCGGTTGATGATCCAACACCGATAACTCCTGTAACACATGCTGGGAAACCAACAATTGTCTTTAGACCATCATTGCCAGTGGCAACAAAAGTAGGAATGTTCTGTGCATTTAACTGTGAAACCTGAGTTACAAATGGACTAAAGATTGATTGATCAGTGCAGCCAATGTGTAGTGATCTTGTTGATGTATTAATACCAGACTGACTAATTGACACAGCATCAATGCTATACTTTGATGCATTCTTATTGACCCAGTCGATAGCACTAAGGATTGTTGATCCATTAAATGGAGTTGATGAGTTTCCAAGAGAAGAAACATTGTAGACTCTAATAAATACAATCTTGATGTTTGGAGTCTTTGCGAGTGCAGCCTTAACCATAGAGTCTCCATGATATGTGGCATTGTTTAGGGATGCTGGCCAAGGTGATGCTGCTGCTCCCTTGCCCTCCATAAATAGTTCTCCGTTAGGGCATGACATATTCTGAGCAACAATCTTAGACTTTACAGTTGTAAAACAAACTTCGTGAATGATTGATGGAAAATTGTTTGAGTTGATAGAGGAGTCAATAATTGCAAGGACTCGCTCATCTTGTGCCTGTGATGGCTGCATTGCTGTGAATGCAATTGTAATTGATAGTAATGCTAGTAGTACTTTCTTCATTTTATTCTCCTTATTATTGTTGTTTGATTTTTAAAACTACTTGACATGGGTCTCCGCCTTCTTCCCACTCTTGCTGTTCTTCGTCTGTCATGTAAGGATCTCCTTCATGAGTATTGCAGAACGGCTCTGTTATCCATCCCCGTTCAATTCCGTTGTCAAGCCATATCTCGAACTCGTCAAAGTCTGACTCTATATTCTGAATGTCCTTAAGGATCTCTTCAAATTCTTCGTTCATATACTAAGTATACCCCTAAGCGCTTATGATGTCAACTGGACCCATGCATGATGGGTTAAATTTAATTGCTGCAGATACCGCTTGATTTACTCTATTCCTTGCATTTTTTTGCTTATCTGTTGCATATAAAACCCCGTATGCATACTCTGATCCTGAACCGATAGAAACATATGGCAATGAGTATTTAGATAAAGACATATCTCCAGAACTGTGCTCGTAGATTTCACCACGAATGCCAATAATCAAACTAAGTTCGCCTTCTTTAGATGTGTCAATCCAGAACTCGTTATAAAATTCACGAAGTTCTTTGATAAACTTTGTATGCATAAACTTATCTGTGTCTTTAATGTTGGGTGCTGATGGTCTAAAGTTGTGTCTAATTCTGTCCCCGTCCATTGATCCAGCATAACCAATTAGATACGGACCAACTTTCCAAACCTTTGGTGACTCAAGTGAAAGAATAACTCCATCATCTGATGCTCCACGATCTCCAGCCATATAAATCTTATCTTCATGGCGTAAAGCAACAATACAGGTCATGACAAAGCCCTCTCCAGATAGGTGATACTTAAGTATACCATTGCCCAGAGAGGGCTGTCAACTATCGTCAATAATGACTAATTAGCCTTTTTGTCTACCGTCTTAAACGCATCATTGATCTCTGCCAATGTGAGTTTTCCATCGTCCAAAAAAGCCCTTGCAAGCCTTTCAATAACGGTGGCTACGCCTAATAGACCCGCAAGCATAACTGCCTGGACTGTATCAATTCCTACTACTGCTCCAGCACCAAGTACTGATAGACCAGAAGCAGCGAACACTGCTACGATACGCATCAAGACATTTGTCAAAGCCTTTTGTGGGTGCTCCTTCTTAGGAGGCTCTACTACCTTTTTAGTTGCCATATTTAGTCCTCCTTTCTTAGTGGGATTGTTATTAGCCAGATTACTGTGGTTGCAAGTACTGCAATACCAACAATGTCTCTTGCTGATCCCGTTAATGTTAACCATGCAATAAAGAAGCCAAGGAGGGTAAAGGCTTGTGCGATTATCTCCACCCCTGCATCTTTTAGCCATGTGAAGAATCCCTTCACAACCTTTGTTATTATTTTCATATTACCTCCTCATCCCAATCATTACATTTGCAATCTGTGAAACAATGATTACTGGGATAATGACTTCCTGGGCTTTCTCTCTCTGATCGTCTGTCATGTCCATACCCAACTCAGAGAAATTGGATAGGAGTTCTGTAACATCCACTTCAAATACTGCACCAAGTGGGTCTGCTAAAAATGCTTCTGTCTGTACTTCTGTTACTGCATCTGCTAATGTAAATGGCATTGGGGTATCCCCTGCTGATTCTGCTCTGTCAGTAAACTCAACAAATGCTTCAGCAAGTGCTGGGTTAGACTTCATCTGCTCAGCAATCTCTGCAACTTCTGACGGCTTAATACCAAGGTCTTCTGCAACTTCTACTTTTGCTTCTTGCGTCAATGCTTTAAGGGTTTGGCTAACTGCTGTTACTTGTTCAGGGGAAAGAGTAACTAATTTGTTGTCCTTGCTTGTAAGGTTAGCAATAACTCCAGATAAATCTTCTGCTGTTCCTGTACCCTTTTCAGGAATGAGGGCTGCTAACACTTCATCTTTAATTTCTACATCTGGTTCAGTCCAAGGATTATCTTCTGGATCTGGTCCAGGTTCTGGTGAAGGTTCTGGTGAAGGTTCTTCGGTAGGTTCTATAACTGGCTCTTCAGTTGGTTCTGGATCTGGGGTAACTTCTGGGGTAGGTTCAGGTGTAGGCTCTTCTGTAGGGTCTACTGTAGGCTCTGGTGATGGCTCTGGGGTAGGTTCAGGCGTTGGTTCATCTGTAGGCTCATCAGTTGGGTCTGGCGAAGGCTCTGGAGTTGGTTCATCTGTTGGCTCTTCGGTTGGTTCTGGAGAAGGTTCTGGAGTGGGTTCTGGGGTAGGCTGATTGGCTGCAGCATTGGCTGCTGCTTGAGCAATAGCAGCATTAAGTTCTCTTTCTGATTGTTCATAATAATATTCCCATGCATCACTAATAGCATTATTTAAATCAATTATTGACTGATTGTATATCTCTATTCTGCTATTCTTCAAGTCTAAAGCATCTTCTGTATCTGCAATGGCATCAAGATGTTCCTGTGTCTTTGTTTGTAAAATCTGATTTATTGATGACAGTGTTGTATTCTCAGAGTTGTATACGCTTAGTTTGTCATTGTATACTGCCAATTTATTGTTATAGTTTGTTTGTGCTATAGCCTGTGCTGCAACAGCATCATTGTAAGCATTTATTTGTGATTGAGTTGGTCCTGATCCAGAAGAAAATGTATTAAGATTACAACTAAAATTTTGTCCCCATACTCTTGGATTTCCAGCATAGTCACAACCTGCTCCAGTCCATCCTCCAGGTATAGCCCAGCCAAGATGATAAGATCCTGGTCCTCCACCGTTATACCACCAAATCTCTACACTCAATGTTTTGTCTTCGCTAACATCATATACTGGTGAATAATCGCTCCAAGTAGTTCCTTGCTCTACCCAGTTATCAACAGCAAGTTGCCCGTCTACATACATTCTAAATCCATCATCTGTAGAGCCTGCGAAATATGTTGTTGTAAACCATGATGGAACAGTAATAGTTCCAGCAAATTTAACAATAAAGTTCTCATATCTATTGCCACAAACTGGAAGTTGCATAGAGTTAGAGTTCCAAGTGCCAGAACAAAGCACAGATCCTGGGGTAGCAACATTACCCTGCCTAACAAGAGTATAAACAGTGTATGCCAAACCTGTTCCTCCAGCACTCTGCATATTAGATTGTGTGGTTTGAACATTAATATTGGCTATGCTGAGAGCATCCTGTGCATCGTTTCTTTCTTCAAGAGCGTTGTCTTTGTGTTCAAGGGCCAAGGCTACTGTGGCTGTCTGACCATCCACATTTGACTGGGCAAGGTTCTTTGCTTCTAAGGCTGTGGCTTCTGCTTCTACTGCATTTTCGTGGGCATCATAGGCATCATCTTTAAGTTCCTTCGCATTTGTGGCTGAGGTAAACTTATTTTCTGCTATCTCTATAAGATCTATAAAATCATCTTGATAGCCAAGGTCATCTACGCTATCGTTAAGTTCCTGTATTTCTTGGGCTGCAACTGTGAGTGGATCATCAGAGTGGGCTTCCTGGGGGGCTATAAGTAGCCAGCCAAAGGCTAGAACTGTGGCTGTTACTATTCTTAGTAGTCGTTTAATTACCTTTCCCCCTTGCAGACGACATGTCTGATAGGATGATTATACCATTTTATTGCACAAAAAAGGGGCTACCGTAATTGGTAACCCCTTTAATGTTGGACTAATTACTTAACTAGAGTAACCTTAGCCTTTGGATTCTTCTTGTTCCACTTTGTAGCAAGTGCATTGAATGACTTCTTCAAAGAAGAAAGTGCTGCTGCATTATCTGCAGTCAACTTAGCAATCTGTGCATCCTTAGCAGCAAGAGCAGCATCTGATGCTACCTTTGCATCTGCAAGTGCCTTATCTGAAGCAGCCTTTGCCTGAGCAACTGCTGTTGTTGTGTCGTCCTTGAACTTTGCAAGTTCTGCATTCTTAGCAGCAAGTACTGCATCTGAAGCAACCTTTGCAGCAGCAGCATCTGATGCAGCCTTAGCAATGGCAGCAGCAAGAGCATTCTCTGCAGCAATCTTTGCAGCAGTCTGTGCAGCAAGTTCTGATACTAGATCACGAACTGCAATCTCTGCGAATGGTGCAAGTGTTGGAGCAGTCAAACCAACTACTGCTGCTGCAACTGCATCTGATGATGTTGTTGGTGCAAAAGTAATTAGTGAGCGTGTTCCTGTTGTTGGAAGAGTAGCCTTAAAGGTTGCTGTTCCAAAATCTGTTAGTGTAGCACCAGTTGTTACTGTTGCTGTATCCATAACTGCTGTTGAAGCAAATACAGTTGCTGTAATTGACTTACCAGATACCTTGTTGCCAAATGCATCTGTTGCAGTTACAACGATGTCTTGCTTAGTTCCTGCTGCACCTGCTGAAGGTGCTGAAACTGTTAGGTTGTTGATCTTGCCAGCAGTACCCTGTACATAGTATGTAAGAGTTGTTCCACCATTGTTAATTACAACGGTTCCAATTGCTGTTGTCTTTGTGTAGACAAAGAATGTTGCAGTTGTTCCAGTTCCTGTTGCAATTGTCAAAGATGATGATCCTGACGATGCTCCGACTGGTGCTGCTGATGTGTGTAGTGCTGATACGATTGTTGCGTTAGTTGCTACTGCAGAAACTGATGTTCCTGCTGCTACTGTTGCCACAAAGCGTAGTGCATCTGCTGCATCGATTGTGTTATCTGCTGGTACTGGCAATGTGGCAGGGGTAGCAATTACACCATTAGTTGTGTTTGCTGTTCCGTCTAGCGTTACCGCTACTGTCATTACTGTAGCATTTGCAGGTGCTACTGCGACCATGCCCAAAGTCATGGCTGCAACCACGGCTAGTGCGATTTTCTTGAATGAATTCATTACTTATTTCTCCTTGTTTATAGTGTTTTTAGTCTGTCCAAATAGTCTTTTATTTCTTCTATTTGGCTAGGTTTATATTGTATCACATTGCGACTTTCTAAGTCAAATTGCTCCTCTGGAGTTTTTGGTCTATCCTTAAAAGTATGAACCTCTACTTCAGTGTCTATATTTTTTGGGGTATGTGATATTGCCCCAAATATTGCTCCACACACAGCATCAGCCAAGTCCTTTGACTTTTTGCGGGGGTGGTCAACTCTGTCATTTTTCATAATCTTTAACTGTGTTAGTTCATCAAACAATAAATCAATTGCAGGCATAGCAAGTCTTTCCTCATATACAAGCATAGCCATGTCCTCGTAGTGCTTCTTAGCAACAGAAACAGTATCAGTCTTCATTCCAACCTGCTTCAATTCATTTTGAATATCAAATGATTGCCAACGGTCAAACGAAACCATACCAATGTCAAACCCAAGCCTTCTAAGGTTCTGAATCCACTGTTTAACTTCTGAAAGATTAACTGGGCCTTCAATCTTTGGTTCCCACCATGCCACTGCATCTACTACTACAATTGGTGCTACTTGTTCGTAATTGTTGATGACTTGTATGTTTACCCATTTTTCTACATGTGCAATAGCGACAGCACACTTATCGTGTTTCTGGGCAAGGTCAGCATGTACATAATACTTCTTAGTTGGATCTGGCTTAAAGGCTTCGTCAAATCTTTTAAATGTATCTACTGGGTTTCTTAATGTCATGCAGGCTCTTACTTTTTCTACCTGCTTAAAGAATGCATCTGATGCAAATGTTGGGACACAAGCAAAGCGCATCATCGCATCTCCAAGGTCTGTCATAAAAGCAATCATAAAGTCATCAATCTTGCGAGTAGGATTTACCTCCCATGTAGGTCTCTTTAGTGCAAACACTCCTGGATACTTGTATGAAAGTATCTGATCTTCATCCCAGGAAATTTCAAATGAGTTGTCTGGGCTATCTTCTGGAAGCAGTGGGTTGATAGTAAACTTGTGTGTTCTTTCAATAACCTCTTTTTCAGCAATAACATCATCATACTTTTCTGAGATAAAGTCTCCTGGATATCTTGGAAAAGAAAGAAGAACAACCTTGCCCAAGTCAGGGAAACGAGAGTCTACAGAACCACGGAAAGCCTTGTAGATATTATCAGCAGTCTTGCCCTGTTCATTACCTGTTCCAACTTCAGATGCAAAACCAGAAATCTCATCAAGAACTGCAAGAAGCAAGTTCAAGCCCTCATGTGACTCACGTTCAGAGTGACCAGAGTAAACTGTAATAGACTTGTCAAACTCAACTGAATCTGCTTTAGCATTGTACTTTCCTGCAAACCAAGGTGATCTTTCAATCTTTGATTTAAAACCTTTAAAGAAAACATTCTTGGCCTGTTGTGCGTTAATAGCAACGTTGATTAGGTCAATAGCATCTCCAGAGGGCTTACCAAAATATTTTGCTGGGTCTTTAAGGCATAGAAGTTTGTATACGATGTATGAGCATGCTACTGTTGATGTGAAGTCTTTTCCAGATCCCTTGCCAAGTTGAAGAATGATTTCATTCTTTGTATACTTGTTGTAGTACTGAGTTCCTTTTTCTTCCCCCAGCAAATTTATAAGATCTTCTTTTCGATAGATCTGACTCATGGCTTCTACGATGTCGTACTGAATATCAGACAGGGGTGGCTGTCCAAGGTATGCTTCACCTTCAACAAAAGTTCTTGCATCTACTGGAGTTTCTTCAAAGTGATCATCTTGAAGTGCTTCAAGAAACTCATTGAACATCGTGGACAACTGTAATCACCTCGTTGTCTTTTGCGAATGAAGAAAGCCTACGCATAATCTCATCACGAACCTGTGGATATTCTGAGGCAATATCTTTTAAAATAAGAACAAGAATCTCTTGACGCTTTTCAATTTCCATCATCTCTTCAGCAAGTTCTTTGTTCTCAAGCAATCCAGCCTTCTGAAGCATGTCAATACGCTTTGACTCAATGTCCATAACAAGTTTAATTGCAGCAGTCTTTGCACTAAGATTGTTAGTCATAGATGCTTCATCAATTACCTCGTATGTGCGAGAAACTAACTTACTGTAGTGTGTGTCTGCAGCAGCAAGGGCTTCCTTAGCACGAGCACGGATAGCATCATTAGCAGATGCCATAACCTTCCACTCGTTAATAAGTGTCACAACCTTTTGTCTTGGTATAGCAAGTTGTTTTGAGATTACTGTTGGATCGTTGCCCTTTAGGTATTCTTCCACTACCAAGTTGACTTGGTCAAGATGCTTAACTAGATCGTCTTCAGTTGACATACTTGCCTTCCAGCCTGTTGATCTCATCTTTAATATAGAAAATTGCCTTCTCTAAATCTTGTATTGTCTTTGCTTCATCCTTAAGTCCTGCTCTCCAAAGATACTTGAAAGCATTACCAATATTAAAATTACGATGACGAGTTATCTCAATGCACTCAATACCCGATGGATCTGATGTGTAGTGCAATGGATTATTTACTTGGTCAACTGTTATGTTTAGATTATCACTCATAAGATTCCTCCTCATCAGTTTCCCAATCAAATGTTTCTGGAATACCCTTTAGCGCAGCAAACGCAAAGGCAAAACCAACGCTACCTGCAACAGCAAGTGCTACCAATGCTTTTTCAAATTTATTCATCGTTTTGATTTCCTTAATCCAAACTTAGCAAGGTAAACATAGATCGTCTCTAGTGAGCATCCACATTCCTTTGCAATCTCTTCTGGAGTCTTTTTATCCATAAGATATCTCTTACGCATAAAGACTTCTGATGTATATAGTTTAGCAGCCATGATGTTATTTGTCAACTCCAATTGCTTTCCCCCAATTTTTTAGTGCCCAGTGCCCAATCCCGCAAGCATCTGCTACATCGTTATCAGTAATTGATCTATCATAAATAGTATTAATAAACTTAATGGTTCTTTCTTTGCGAAGGTTTCTTTCATAAGTTTTATACCAAGAAACTGACTTGCCAGGATGCTGTGAACGAATAAATAGTTGCTCATCTTTAGAAATCTTTTTGTTGCCAATAAAGTTCTGCCAAGTAATCGGAGACACCTTGCCTATGACCTTAGTCCCAGACTGTCCTGCTGATCCAAGTATTGCACCTTGAACCAATGCAAGATCTGCAGCAGTCTTAGGACTATTCATAAACACAGTGTGTTCAATAATTATTGCTTCAAACCCATCATATATATCAAAGAATGCTTTTACTTTTTTACCTGCATCCATAACTTTTTCATATACATCGTTTCCTTCAAAGTTAATCTTTCCTACAGACTCAAGATCATCTCCAGAAAACAATGCAAAGGCAAGACTGTTTGTACTGGCGTCAATGGCGCATATCTTGTGTGGCTTTATTTCTAGACCCCACTTATTTTTTACCATCTGTCTTATCCTTAATCTTTTTAATTGCTTTGCTCACAGCGTCTGGATTTATAGAACAAGATGAGCAAACTGGGAAATCATTGTAGATTGAAAGTGGCATAGAGCAAGACTTGCAAAGTCTTGTCTTTCCTTTTCTTTTTGCTCTTTTTGATTGCATATACCTTGCAGCAATTTTTTCTTTTGTTGCAAGTTCTCTACATTCAACAGAGCAGTATATTTGATACGATACTGATTGAGTAAATTGTTTATCGCAAAAGTTACAGTGTCTCACTTAGAATCTCCAGGGGTGCTATCTTTAACACGCCTGGACCTGCAGACTCACATGCTTTTTTAATTGGGCATGACTTGCATATCTTGGAATTTGATCTATAGTTTTTGTTTGGCAGGGTTCTGTCTTCCCATGTCTTGCGAACTAGTCTCATCCAATCAAATGCCTGGTCTACCCACCGACGGTAATGATCGTTTACATCTACAGGTATTAAAAGAAGTTCATGATTATTTTTATTTTCATAAATCATAACACCTGTTGGTTTCTTTAAGATTTTCATATAGATAAGTAATTGCATCAAGTGACCAGTCTTGGCCTTGCCTGATGCCTTTCTATATTCAAACCCTTCGTTCATCATTGTTTTAATTTCACCAATGAGTTCTTCTCCTTGCCAATTAAACATGACATCCCCATACCCAAAGATAGGAGGATCTTCATTTATAATCTTAAACTCTGTTGTTGCTTCATTATTTTCATCACGGAAGACCTTAACAATACCAGCATTTAGCATTGCGTTTTGAATTCTTGCATGTGATAGAGTGCCAGCAGTCATATTTGCTGATGCGTATGCGTCTGCATTATCTTCAAAAATCTGACCATCAAATGCAAGGTACCAGTATCTTGCACACTCTCCATGGCCATAAGCAATGGTTGATGGTGCAAAAGTTTTCTTTGTTGTATGCTTGTCTACACGAGTAATCGTATAGCCTTCTTTAATCTTTGCCTCAAGTCCCGCTATATCCATGCGGTGAATCGGCTTTTCTTCTGGCTTTATCATTACAGTGTGCAGTAAATTCTTCGTCATCGTTTCTCGTTTCTATTAGTATAAGTATAGCAGATTAGCGTGTAATATATTTGAGTGCAGACACTAAATTATTAAGCGACTCTGCTGCCGTATAATAAAGATTCTTCTTTCCACGATCCGACTTGTCAACATTAGCCATCCAGGTAGCCTTAAAAGCCATCTTTGCAGCAATTGCCTGAAGCCTTACAATCTCTACGTGAGCAACATTGATTGGGATGTCTGGCTTTATAATTAATTTAGCAATCATTGTTAGTGCTACCGTAAGTTCTTCGTCTTGCATATAGTCTGCTATCTCTGAAAGACCATTGACCATGTCTATTGTTGTTCCCTGCTGTTCCATTATTCCTCCACCATGTCTTCTAGAATACTCATCTCAATTATAGCAAGTCTGACCTTAGAGTTACCCTCGCCTATTACGACTACTATGGCTGGGTCCTTGCCATTCTTCATAGCATCTGTAGTAGCCTTAGCCCAAACCTCTTTATTTAAAGTAAAGGATTTTCCAACCTCTTTAAAGTCTACGACAAAGTTTTTCCAGGAAGCATCTCCCTTTTGGGTATTACGACCAGAGTTCTTGTGCTGCTTAGCACCAATCCTTTTAGACTCACTCTTCTCCGTCATCAAAATCTTTCTTCTTTCTTCTGCCCAGATATACAGTGGTTAGATGCTTATCTTTGCACATCCAAGTTAATGTTTTTGTTTCAGCATAGCATCTCAATGTTGGAACTATTGCTTTGCATGTGTGGCAAACCCACTGACCCTGATAAACAGTATAACTAGCCATTTAGTTTAGCCTTGATTGATTCTTGCAAATCAAGATCCTCCCTTACACGATTAACGAATGCTTCTTTGCCTTGCACCTTTGTTCCGTCAGGAAGGATATACCAGGCACCTGTTCGTTCTACAATGCCGTTTAATTCTGCGGTAGTAACCAGATCACCAATGGTATCAAGACCAATATTGTCACCTCTAAAATAAAAATCATACTCACCAGACTGGAACCCTGGAGAGGTTTTGGAGAACTGGAGTTCCCACTTAATAGTTCTACCAATTTTTTCTTCAATTAATTTATCTCCTACCTTGATCTTACCCTTAATCGCTTGATTGTCTGACTCTGAAGAAAAGAGTTTAACAATACATGAGGAATAAAACTTAGTAGCCTGACCACCAGAAGGCTGCTGGCTAGTATACATAGCATTAATATTATTACGAGACTGAGAAATAAGAACAAGCAAAGTTGGCTTAACTTTATTGTTTGCATAGTTAAGCATTTTCCATGCGTTACTAAAGTCACGAGATTCTGCTCCAATCTGTTTTGTATTTTCTAACGCCTTCATTTCATCTGTATCTTTTTCAAAATAGATTGCAGGAAGCATTGATGTAATAGAGTCTACCACAATTAGGTCTACACCAGCATTCATAAGTCCAACACCAACGTCTACCATGTCACTGATAGTTCTTGCTTGTGAGTAGATTAGTTTTTCTGGATCTACCCCAAGAGTTCTAGCCCAGTCTTCTGAGTATGACATCTCTGAGTCAATCCACGCACACAACTTTCCTTCTGCCTGTGCTAAAGCAATCATCTGAAGGCACATAGAAGACTTTGCCGAAGACTTTGAACCCCAGATAAGTACTTGTCTACCGTAGGGAAGTCCACCACCTAGTGCACGGTTTAATCCATAACTGGGTGTAGGCTGGTACTCATAATTAACTCCTACTCCACTACCCAATCTCTTTCTTAACTTAGGGTCAAGTTGTGCTAACGCTTCTTCTATACTAACTGACATGTACATCCTCCAATGTTACTGTTCCGTCTTTAGTCTTGCCAAAATCGAACTTGTATGACTTTCCTTCTTCAATATGCATATACGCTTTTGCAAAAGATGTAGGAAAAACTGTAATGGAGTGTAAATCTCTACTTGTATCTGCAAGTGTGAGAGATGCCATCTTCTTTCCAGCCTTCGTAATCCTTGGCTTAAATGATACAACAAACATTTCATCATCCTTGTATGGTAACTGCTTGTAACTTAAGAACTTCACAAGAGCATGTGATGATTCTTTTATCTCGTCTGAAGGTATGAAAGAAACAATCCTGTTATCATTACACAAGACAAGATAAGAGCGACCCGTCTCAATAGTTGTATTTTCATCGTCAAATATACCGACACTGCCAGTTTTGTCCAAAATTTCAACTCGTGACCATCCTGTTCCTCGTTTAATTGATTTTACCATACCCATAAATATGTATGATCCTTTTTCTTCAAAGTCAACAATATCCTGAATAAATGCATAATAGTGAGAAGGAATTGTAATATTAAACTCTGGAAGGTTTAAATATTCATACAGGTTCTCTTTAATCTCTTCGTCATTTCTAGGATTATCATTAAAGGTTGCAGCACCAATTGCTCTTAATGCTTGCAGTGCACGACTGTTTACTCCGTTGCCCTTGGTAAATGTAAACTCTTCAAGTTCTTTATACGAACTAAATGGTCGTGCTGATATGTATCGTTCACCAATCTTGTCAGATATGAACTTGATAGCACTGAGTCCAAACCGAATACCTTTACCCTCAATTTTAAAATCGATATCCGAATCGTTAATGTGAGGTAACTTAATGCTAATGCCCATTCTTTTTGCTTCAATAAGGTATTCAGTTCTTGCATCTTTGTCCTTTTCATTCTTTAGCACTGAGTACATAAACTCAAGTGGGTAATAATACTTTAGCCATGCCGTCCAATAGGATAGCGTTGAGTATGCTACTGCGTGTGACTTATTAAATGAGTACCCTGCGTGGGCCTCAAAGTCATGCCATAGATCTAGAGCAGCATGCGGAGTAATGTATCTAGATGCTCCCTCTACGAACTTCTCTTTAAACTGATCAAATTCTTTAGCATCCTTTTTCTTTCCAATGATCTTTCTAACTTTATCTGCTTCCGACATGGACATACCGCCAAGGTGTACGCATGCTTGCATAACTTGTTCCTGGTAAAGAATACAGCCATAGGTGTCCTCCGTAAATTGTTTTAGTACTTGGTGAGTATAGGAAATGTTTTGACGACCATGCTTACGATCAACATAGTCCTTACCAATAGTATTCATTGCACCTGGACGGACAAGTGCATTTGATGCTGCAAGTTCGTTTAGATTCTTGACACCCATCTTAACAAGAAGGTTTGTGTATGGTGCTGCTTCACACTGGAACACTCCCTTTGTATATCCGTCAGATAGCATCTGATAAACATTTGCATCATCCATCTTAATTTTAAGAAGGTCAATCTTCTTTCCATCTCGTTCTTTAATAATGTCGATTGTATTCTTAAGAACAGAAAGTGTCTTAAGACCCAACGCATCAATCTTAATTAGACCAATTCTTTCAGCCTCTTCCATGTCTACACCTACGACAGGAATTCTTTCATCAGACCCAGTAGATGATCTTGTTTCGAGTGGTGCGTACCTAAAGATTGGTTCTTTTGCAGTTACAACACCTGCAGCATGGATTCCTGTACCACGAATTCGACCACGTAGTTGCTCTCCATAAATCTCCACCTCTGGATACTTTTCACGGAACTCATATGTTGATTTAGATGTACAGAAGTCATCCCATGTGTCTACAGTTTTCAATACTTTATTCACGTCCGATAGCGGAATGTTTAATACTCGTGCAACGTCTCTCACAATTCCCTTACCAGTAAACTGAAGGAATGTGGCAATAGATGCAACATGTCGATACTGTCTAACAAGATAGTCTTTTACTTCTTCACGACGAGTATCTTGAATATCTGTATCAATATCTGGGAAGTCATTACGCTCTGGATTGATAAAGCGGAAGAACAAAAGATTGTGCTCAATAGGATCGATGTCTGTAATCTTTAGTGCGTAACAAACAAGAGAACCAGCAGATGAACCTCTACCAGGTCCAACCATAATCTCTTCTTTCTTGGCCCAGTTGATCATGTTACTCACAACAAGAAAGTATGGAGCAAACTTTTTATCCTTAATAATCTGCAACTCTTCTTCAAGTCTATCTAGATATTCTTTATTTTCTGACAAACCTCGTTCTGCCAAACCTTCTAATGCTACCTTTGCAAGTTCTTTGTCAGGGCTTTTGTATTGTACTGGTAGAAGGTTTAGACCTTCTTGAATTCCATAGTCTCCTACTGTGTCTGCTAATAGGAGTGTGTTTGAGTAGATGTCTGGTCGATCAATACCCTGCGCTTCCATGGCTGATTTAATTTCTTCATATGAAAGCAGGTGGATATCAAACTTATTAAAGGTTATTTGGCGATCTTCACCATAAAGATAGTCAAGGCGTTCCATCATGCTGCCCTTTTTCTTTGACTTTTCATATGTTGCATCTTTTACGAACTTGCCGTGTGTGTTCATAAGTAACTTAAACTCTTGAACCTCTTTTTGTGACGAGTCTACATGGTGGCAGTCTGGTGTTACAACAACCTTAATTCCAAACTCATCTGCAAGTTCAATTAAATATTTATTAATATGTGCTTCGTTGTGAGGCATGACTTCAATATAGTAGTCATCTTCAAAGCGTTCCTTAAACCAAGATATATATTTCTTAGCAAGAGCAAACTCTTCTTCTTCAAGTGCTTTAACTAAAACGCTACTTGGGCAAGCAGAGGTTACGATAATTCCTTCTTTATACTTTTCTAAAATAGTAAAGTCAAAGCGTGGCTTCTTAAAGAAACCATCTGTCCAAGATAGTTCACTAATCTTGTTTAGGTTTTCCAAACCAATTTGATTCTTGGCTAGAAGGATAATGTGGTTGTAGACAAGATCTTGCTGACCTTCTCTTTCAGACTTATCTCGTGTATCAGATATGTCTGCACACATGTATCCCTCTAGTCCAAGAATTGGCTTTATGCCCTTTGCTTTTGCAATACGGTGCAGTTCCCTATGCCCAGATAAAGTACCGTGGTCAGTGATGGCTATTGCAGGCATCCCTAACTCAACTGCACGGTTCACGTATTCTTCTGGAGTAGCAATCCCATCAAACAAACTAAAATGGGTGTGGACATGTAAGCCTACGTAGTTCATATTACCAATCAGCGTTTGTTGCTGAGGTAGTAGATGGGCCATCAAAGCCCAAGTAGAACGCTTCTTGTTCTGCGTATGGAATCTTCTTTAGTGCTGACTCCAAAGGATAAGGTTCGATATCTTTCCAATCGAATGGTTCCTTATCTGGTGCTGATGGAATAAGTGTGTAATTGGTTTCAGTTCCCTGACCATTACGCTTTAACTTCCAGATTACGTTTGAGATGCTTCCTGTTTCAAGTGCATACTCACGAATTGTATTAAATGATGACTGCTTGCTGATACCCATTGACCAGATTGCAACATAGGGTGCTTCAATTCCATCGTCAACAAGAACGTTGCAATAGAAGCGAAGACGGCCACGCCATCCTGCCTTTGGATCCTTGCGGTGCATTTCTTCTGCCCAGTCACGGCCTTCTGATTCCATTGTGTCTACAGCCTTACGCTTGTAGTCCTTTGGATTTACGTGCTCCTTAACAACAAGTGCTAGTCCACGCTTTTCATTATAGTTTGCAGAATCCTCATCGAGTTCTTCAATGAATCGGATCTTTACTGATTGTCCATCGGCAAGTTTTAGCCACTTAACCTTTGGTCCTTCGTTTTCGTACTTTGGTCTGTCGAGCAGGGCGTTGATGTTCTTGATTCCCTTTACAATGCTCATATTTTTCTCCTTTGTGTGTTTGTATTAGTTTAGCATAGACTCTATGGTTTTGTCAAACGAAGAACTTAAAGCCTTAATTTCTTCATCTGGCATATCGCCTATGTCCTTATATTTTTTATTTAGTTGTATAACAGATACACGAGATCCAAGTTTTTCAATTATCCTGTCTTTCATGTTTCCTCCTGCTTCATCATTATCTGCAATAACAAGAATGTTATTGAAATACTTCTGAAGCAATTCTATTTGTTTACCTGAGACGTTTGCACCTAGTGTTGCGACTGCAGGAATTCCTAGTTGGTCAAGTCTGATCACATCAAATGAAGACTCTACAACATATACTATATCAGATTTCTTAACACGGTGCAAGTTAAAAAGAGTTTTGCTCTTGGGAAGTCCTGGTGTATTCTTAAAGTCTTTACCCTCAATAGATCTTCCAACAAATCCAAGTGGCACTCCGTCTGGGCTGTGGACTGGAACAGTAACCATATCCTGCTTTTCAGAATACCCTAAAACAAACTTCTCGCAAGAATGCTTAGTTAGTTTACGATACTGAAAATAATTCTTAGCCCTATCAGATGAAATAAGATTGTTATGAAGTCTTTTAATGATTAACTCGTCAAATGGCTTATACTGTTCTTCTTTTACTAAGGCACGGTCAATCTCCACTGCAAGATTGCTCTCTTTTTCTTTGCTCTTTATAAATCTTGCTGCTTCAAAATATGTTCTGTTAGATGTGTGCATTACTAACTCTATTAGATCTGCAGACTTTTGACATGAAAAACAAAAGAACATTCCGTTGGTCTTGTGCACTTCTCCTGCTGGCGTTCTATGATTGTTGTGAAATGGACAAAAGATTATAAAGTCAGCATCTAGTTCTGACTCGATTGTTGTGCCTGATCCAGTGATGACTCGCTTGACTTGCTCGGCTGTATAAGGACTGGATTGGTCCCGTCTACCCCTGCTATGCATTCGCTCTTCCTTTTCCCTGCGTAAACTCCGTGTACAGATAATTCAAATTCAAAAAAGTCTTTACTATCATTATACAGCAAGGTGAAGTCTGGGTCAATATCAATTCTTGGAACATACCCACTCAACCTCATCTCTGAAACTAATAATCTTACGTATTCTATCTTTAATCTTCCAAGCAAAGCCTCGTCTTGAATTATCCCACTTAGGTAAAACTTTTTAAGTGGCTTGTGGTGATAGAAATCTGGAGGTATGTTCTCCTTAATTTTTGACATACCATATTATACCTACTTATCTTCAAAGTCTTTATACCTGTAATATCCCTTGTCAAAGTCGCACTGAACCAAGAAGTCTCCCATAAAACCATTACGGTTCTTTCTAAAGGCACACTCAATGATGTCGCTATTGGTTCCACGGCCTAGGGCAAGAACCCAGTCAGCATCGTAGGCAATCTGTCTAGACCATGCCGTTTGGCCTAGTGTAGGCACTGTAGAGAGGTCGTTAACATCATCTGGTGTAGCAGATGAGATAGCAATAATAGGAACCTCTTCACCAATAGCCATAAGTTTAAGTTCTCTTGAAAGGTTCTTCATTCGTACCGTTTCGTTATCTGACTTCTGATTAGGAGCCATCAATTGTAGATAGTCAACAATTACAAAGTCTGGCTTGTATTGATCAATCTTTCCACGAAGAACAGAAGGGTTAATTTCTCCACCCTGATCATTTGAGATAATGTGAAACTCTGGCTTGCCCTGAAGATTCTTTGCATGCCATTCCTTTAGCATATCAATCTCAATCTCGCCATTACTAATCTTTCTGTGAGACCAACGGCCTTCTCCCATAATAGTGAAGACACGGTTTCTGACTTCTGTCTCAGACATCTCAAGAGAGATTACAAGGGGTGTCTTACCCTGTTTCCAGGCCTGTACAGCGAAGTACAGGGCTAACCAAGACTTTCCTATACCTGGGTATGCCAAGAAGACTCCTAACTGCCCTGGCATAATTCCAGATGGCAGATAGTTATCAAATCCTGGCAAGCCAGTCTTGATGCCAATATGACCTAGTGCTTGTTGCTTCTTTACATTTTCAAAGTAAGCAATCGCAGACTCTAGATCTGTTACATCAATATCACGAATAGCAGCAGTATTCTTTTTTAGTTCTGAGGTTTTTGTAATAAGTCCCTCTAAGGCTTTACCACCCTCACCTTGCTGAACATCAGTTGCAGCAGACCTTAAGATATCTTTTAGACTATCCCGTAAGTATTCTCCTTGCAACTCTTCAAGGTGATGCTTAGTAGCACCAACACCTGGAACTGGATCAAAGTCACGAAACTTTTCTCTTACCAAATCTACTGGAGGAAGAGATGAGTTATTCTCAAAATAAAGTCTTACAAAATTCCAAATATCTCCGTGAGTTCTAAGTAGTGTATCTACGTTTGCCTGTAGCAGAACATGGATCTGCTTATCCTGAAGAACAGCAGTAATTAGTTTTGACTCTGTATTATTCACTTAGCCACTCCTTTGCCATTCGTCTACGCTCTGCTCTTTCTTGACTATCCTTTAGTCTATCTTTTTTTGCCTGTAATATTTTCTCTGCATTGTATGCAAAATAGTTCCACGATGGGGTTTCTGAAACAGCAAAGTAGTACTCAAGTATATCGTAGCATCCTGGCAGCGTGTAGGATTCAATGAGAGCATCAGATGCCCACTGTTCTACATTTAGGTTCAGAGATGGCTTTGATTCGTACCTTGCGGTATGATACTTGCTGTATCTTGAAAGCAAAGCCATACGGTCTTTGCGTTCGGCCATTACTTTTCTTCAGCCTCGGATTGTGCTTCTAAAATCTTAGCAGTTAGTTTGTCTTCAACAAACTTGTACACACGCTCAAAAGCCTGATCTGTATTCTCTCCATCACGCTTTGAATCTGTAACGCCAAGGTCCAGCCTTAGTGATTGAAAATTTCCTAGATTTAATGTGTATCCCAATGTTACAGATACCTTTGTTGATTCGTTATCCATGCTATACCCTTCGTTAAATAGATTCGCCCCAAATGGGAACAAACCGTCCATCTTCTGTTCTTCTATATGTAAGTATACCATCGCCCATCCTGCGTGTCAACTCTTGCTTGCTGGGCGTAATATCATTAGTTATTAATTTATCTTTTCTTGGTCTACCAATATGGTATGAAGCAAGTATATCACGTATCTCTCTGACTTGTGATTCTGAGTAGTACGATCTTACTTGAAATCCTCTTGCTCCACCTTTTTGAGATCCCGTTGGAAAAGGAATGATTCTTCGTTTCATTAGTGATGGCATATATTTTTTATGACGATTAACTAAATCAGCAGTCTGCCCTACGGTATATGCTCGTTCTCTTTTATTTTTAAAATCACTAATTAAACAACTTTCAATCTGATCCTTTGTAATATTATAAACAGACATAATCCCATTAGACTTGTTGAAATGGTGTATTCTTACTAGGTCTCCGTTAAGAAACCAAACCTTTTTATTCCCTGGAATTACAGGGAGGACATTGTAGCCTTCGCTCTCAATTGTTCCCTTTTTAATAGCCATCGGCCCTCCTGAGAATTACTTGGTGGATGAAAGAATGATCGTGCTCCACAAGACATACAGTACAGTTCTAAATTATTTATCTCTGTATATTGTCTATCTAGGAACATTCTTCCTTTGCATTTTTTACAAAAAATCATCAGTTGGGGATACCTATTGCAATAAGGTTAATGCCAACACTTGTTATTCCGCCAATATTAAACTTGATTGATCCCTCTATGCTTGAAGTGGTTACGCTAGAAAGAGTAACTACAACATCTTTTCCAGCGTCAGAGGAAGTTCCAATACTTACAGGGGTTGCTGTTACAATTGGAACAAACTTAAACTCAGTTGGAAAAGAATAAGAAAATGTACGAGATGAGCCAGCAGTCTGGCTTTCACCATTTGTGACTCTAACATAGCCACCAATAACTCTTGCCTCTGAAGTCTTAACGCTCTGCTTGCCTGCATTTGGTGTGTCAACCGTGACATACTTATTGACAGATGTAGAAGCCTGAGTTGATAGATCATTAACAGCCTTAACAATCTGATAGATGTAGGTTACGTCTAAGGGCTGTCCTCGTTCTGGTACGGGTAAAATTGCCATAATATAATTATACCAGACTCTCAGTTCCAGAATCATAAATAGTTAACGATGTATTTAATGTTGGATTTATTGAAGATACTTGAACAACAGCCCTCACTGAGGTTGTTCCAGTTTTTAAAAATGAATAGTTAGTCGATCCAGTTGTTGCTCTGTATGTTGGACTAGAAGAGTCAAAGCCAACAAAGATATCATATAGTATCTGTGTAGAAAGATTTCCAGGGTCCCAACTAAGAAACAGAGTATTTCCCAGTTGTCTTAAATCTCCAGTACCATCTTCAACCTTTTCTGATTCAGTAAATACTATTGGAGAATAAGCAGACTTTCTGTTCTTATCTTCTGCAACTATTCTAAATCTTAAAACAGTTTTGTTATTTCCTGTCACCTTTCCCAGTGACTGCTTTTTAATAACAACATTTTTAATTCCAGGATCTGGGGTAATTGCCATAACTAAACGTCCAATGCAAATCTAAACTCTATGTAGTTTGTGGTGTTTGCTGATTTTATGATTGGCCTAGCCTGTACATTTTTAATTACGGAGTATCCAGTTAGTCCGTACAAAGAGTTTGTTGCTGTATTATTTTCAACTCTTAGGGCATCTAGACAAACATAAAAAGAGTCAGAAGGTAAATTATTTTTAGTGACAGTAACAAAAATTCTTGCTGTTGTAACTTCGGCCCAATTGAATCTTAAACTTTTGTCTAATTCTTGAAAGGTTTTACTTACTACTACGTATCTATTATTTTCAAAATCATGATTATTTTCAGATGTTCCATTTGCGTATCCTATGTTATCAATGTCTACTGCAAACTTTGCATACTGAACGCCCTGATTTGTTAGGTTATGAGAAAACTGTAGCAGTATTTTAACATTGTCTGGAACAATTGCAGGAACTTGTTCTGTTCCAGGGGTTTTATTAACAACAGAAAATGCAAGTTTAAGTTCATCTAACGGGCTATTTTTGGTAAAATCAATAGTTGTTGGATCTAAAACAATACTGTCTGACCCAGTTGCGCCAACCATGCTTCCTTGTAAATTATATTCAATGTCTGATGTGTCGCCTCTCATTGCAATAATGTTATTTAAAAATCTACATCTTTCATTTAACCCAACTCTGTCTTCGTCTGTAAATATTCTGTTGTCTGCATTTGTTGCAAAAACCTTTAGTGGTTGTAAGTTTTCATCAACGACATTTATAACTCCATTTGCAGAATTTCCATCCAATGGCTCATACTTTGGTACAATATTAACAGGAGATTGTCCATCAATACTATATCTCCAGTTGTCTGTATCTGAAAAAGAATAAACTACTCTGCTATCAAATGCTCCTGCTGCTGGATTTGATGCTGCAGAAAATATACCTACCTCAGTAATCTCATATCTTTCTTGGGTTGGAAGTTCTGCGGTTAGGACAACTTTTGATTGTCCGTCCTCATCAACAAAGCCTCTAGAAATAATAGGCATACGAATCATTTCAAATTCTAAAGACTTTTTATTTTTTATTGCTAGTAACTCGGCAGGACTAAATGTATGATCAGAGACAACTGGCTTTGTTCCGCAGCCTATGGCAATGTGAGATGCATAGGATGTGGTCTGCCCAACAAGGTACTTTGCCAAGATGTTTTTACCTGAATTAGTTATCATTTGTTACTCCCCTAGTATATTGTATCATCATAAGTCCCTCCAGCAGTTAATATTTCAACCTCTACCTGCTCATTTTCCTTTACGTTTATTAGATTAATCACAAGGTCTCCGCTTATTGGGTCGATGTATATAGACTTTCCATTATAGACCTTTACTCTTTTTGTTAAGTCTGGATTAGTTCCGATCAAATCATATCCGTTGCCATATTTTGGAAGATAGTTGGCAAGTGTTATAGCCAAAGAACTAAAGAATGAGTCGGCAGATTGAAGTCTTAAAACGTTGTTTGGATTGTATTGTAAGTAAAGGTCTGTTAGGTTTTTGATTGGTTCGTAGATTACTGTCTGACCATTTACCAAATCGTGTCTTGATATTGTTGCAAGTTCAAACCCACCTATGTCTTCAAAGATAAGGTCTGTCATTATTTCAATAGCAACAACCTGTTCGCCAAAGATGAGCAAATCAGGTGTTGCAATTTTTACAGAACCAACAGTACTTGTCTTGGCTGGTTTTGGAATTGCTGCTGTTGCTGGCATGCTTGTGTCTGCCATTAGATTACCTCACTTAAATATAATTGCATTTCTGGACCGTTAGAACTTCTTGAGAAGTCAATATTATAGACAACAAATCTGTTAGATGAGTTTGCTGCAATGTCTATTCCATTTTCTTTATAGTCTAGCGTCACTATATCTCCAAGTTGGATTGTTGGAATAGAAAATATCTTAACCCCCAGAGACTTTCTTGGTTTTGATATTTTTGTAACAATCCATTTCATCAGTTCTGATGCCTCATCTTGTGATTGAATATAGGCAGCATCTAAAGAGAAATCTTTTTTACCATGCTGCATCCTGCTAAATTTTATATCTTCATAGTCTAGTTTAAACTTAAAAGGATTTGAAATTAGTTTATCTGCCACAAACTTTGGGTCCGACATAAGACTGTTCTTGCTAAAATATTGATCAACCGTCAAGGTATTGTTTGACTGCTGAGTAAAAGTAATTCCTTGTATTCTTAGATAGTTTCCACTAGTCTCATCTAAGTTAAGAGCAGTATCTGTTGCATTAAATACTAGGAACTCTGCCCCGTATGAACCTGCCCTAAAGCCAGAGATAACAAACCCTTTTATGCTATTAAATGTTGGAGAAACTTTTGCAGTTAGTGCTGGAAATGCTTTGTCATATCTAAAACTAAATTCTGCTACTTCTCTCATTATGCTTCCAAACTCTTCAAAATAAATATTATACTTCGGTGGTTCGGAAGATCCAATGCCAGTAAGGTATGTGTTCTGAATAAGTCCACTAAGAGCATACTTTCTAAAAGAATTGCTTGCATCAATATCAGCATCTGCAAAAATAGAATTGACCACAGTTCCTAAAGAAAAGGATGTGTTCTGAGAGTAGTTGTTGCACAATGCATAAACATTCTCAAACATTGCTCTTGAAGACCCTCTAGTGAAGAGTGCAATATTAGAGTACTCTGGCAATGGATCTATGTCGTCTACTGTCTTTACCATGGTTCCGTTTATATATAGATAGAATCTTCTTATCTTTCCTATGTTTTCGTATTCTACTGCCAAATCATATACCGTCGGATTTTCCTCAGCAAACATTCTTGATTGACCAGTAAACCTACCATCGTCTACAATAATTTTAGCCAAGCCCTTATATAGTGGGACTGGGATTCCCTTTCCTCCACTAGACTTAACTTTATAAAACAAAACATTCTGAACATCTTGTTTTTCTCTTTCTGATAACTTGTTCAAACCAAGTGCTGCAATTTCAAAGTAATACCCCACATTAGTGGTTGGATTTAGCATTACTGCTATTCCAGCAGAACCTCCAGAGATTGTAACATTTTTATCTGGGGTAGAACCAGTTA